TAGAACAGCTTTCCCGAGTTCAACCGTCGCGGTGCCCCCGAAATCGGACGCGTTGGCCTCACGCCCACCCACCGCGGCGCCGGCTTGGTCAATCTGACTCACATATCCGCGCAACCTGCCCATAGCATTTCCCTTCTAAAAGTCCGCGAAGGAGTCATACTCCGCACGGGAACCGGCGTGCGACATCCGGGCGTCCATCGCGACGTAGGTTGCGCCAGCGGGCCCGACGCCGCTGATAAATTGACTCGCCGCCATCGTCTGCCCTTGTTCGACCGCGTTTTCGCCGGAGAACCGGTCAAGGGTTGCGGAGTTGTAGAACCCCATGGACCGCAGCCGGCCCTTGTATTTAATCGTCTCTTCATCGAGTCGCGCGTTTTTCACACTGTCCGCTAGCACCGATTCCGTACCCTCCATGCCTAACCCGGACGCCCCAAACCCGGCAATCAATTCCCCGTGGAGCTTATCGGCCTGCGCGCGAAACCGCACCGCGTCCGCGGTGGACTGGTTGAGCGCCACGACAGCGTTGGTTTCTTCTAGCCGGGCGTTATAGTTCGCGGCGGTCTGCTGCGCGCGTGCCGCCTGCATCGACCCCATTGCCGAGATAGCCGCGCCCGCGATCATCACAAATGGAATTGCTGCCGCCATGGCGTTACCCTTCTAAGATCCGTACGTACATATCCATCGTGCGCCCGTCCACCCCGTAGTAGGGCATGGTGCTTTCATATCTGAATCCTAACCATGTGGCCCACGCCACGGAGGCAATAAACATGGGGTCGATAATACACTCAAGCCGCTTCACCGTACACTGCTTTATGTGCCGTCTCACAACCCGGCTGATATACCCCTGCCGCGCGCGCATACGCGGAGTCATGAGCGCCCACACTTGCGCGCGCCCGGGCCACAGCACCACGATCCCCGCCGCGCCGATACATTCGAGCCCTTCAAACGCGGAAAACCCTCCGCCGGCCTGTTCAAGCGCCCGTCCGTATTCCGGGGTTAATTGCGGCGCGGTGTCCCACTGCTCCGGTTGGAGCCGTAATTCGTTCAAGTGCCACGCCGCGAACGGAAGAATGTCTATCGGTCTTCCGTGTTCATCTGCGGCATCACACTGAGGATCGTTGCCGGTAAGGGTTGACGAATCCGCCAGCATATAATGTTCTCCGTGGTGTACGATCCATTCCAAGGGATATCGACTTTATCGCCGGTAAACAGCGGCGTCATTTGTCCCGTCGCCATCGCGGACGTTCTGAACGTCAAGAGACTGAGTTTCGTAAACGATGGTCCGACTTCGACGCCCAACGAATCCATCAGCCGAAGACCCATGCGGTGCGTGCGTTGAAGTTTGCCCTGTGCGGTGCCGTCAGCTGCGCCTACGTCCTGCCGGAGCGTCGCGCCGTCGCTGTTGTACCCATAGCCAAAATGCGCCGTCAACGTCGGCAACAACATCGCGTCTGAATTGAGCTGCACCGTGCCATTGGCGGAAACCACTACGTCCGGGTGCGTGGCGCCGTTCACGAGGCACTGAATCGTCTCGCCGGCGAGGTGGTGGAGCCCGGTGATGGTCTGCGTAGCAGGACCCCGGTAACTGATCCCCGAGTCTACGAAAAAAGAGTCGAGCTGCTGATCCCCGCGCTCCCATATCTGCGTCAAGAATTCGTGGTACTGCACCGTCCGCCCGTTAATATACCGCTCCACGATCGCCCATAGTTCGGTGTACGATCCATCCGCCGCGGGGATTGCGCAACACGATTTGACTTTCGCCGGCGCGGTGTGCCCGCTATTGGAATACCCGCCGAGGGTGTGCCGGTGTGGCCCGTTGACTTTATCGTCTTTGCTGAACGTCACGCCGGCTAGTTGCCCGTCTTTCCGAGGACCCCACACAATCGGCACGCGTTCTTTCTGGAAGGCTAATTCCACCAGCCCGGATTCTGCGGTCGTCGGGCCTTTCGTTAATTGCTCCGCCAACACGGTCACGTCCGGCGCGACTAATTTGTTATCGACATATTGATATTCCAGCTCGCGGATACGACGCGACCCGGCCTGAATAAAAAGCAACGTGTTCCCGACTTGCACCGGTTCGGTGTCATCGCTGCCCCACCCGGTGGACTGCTTCCCGTCGATATTGACCGGAGTAATCGCTTCTCCGTTCGACGACGGCGACACTAACCATTCGCCTTCGGATGTCCCGATCACAAGCCCGTTTGCGGTCCCGCGCATCCAGCGAATGCGCTGCACGTCCTCCGAGTTCAAACTACGGGTCACGGCCATCGAATCCGTGGTCACGCCGAGCGTATCCGTTTCCGCGAAGTTTAAGTAGTCCCCAACCTGGCTCCCGTCGAACCGCGAGGGTCGGTACGGCACTCCGCCGATGTAGAGCCGATCCCCGAAAAACGCGCCGCACGTCGCATAGCCCGTTGTGTCTGAACGCAGCCCTAGGCGCCAATCGGTTTTCGCCGCGGTCGAAACCAACGTGTTGATAATCGTCACGGTCACTGTGGACTCGTTTGTAAACGCCGTGACGATGCAATACCCCCACGTCGAACCCTGTTTCATCCGAATGAACCGCCCGACATCGGTACTCGCAAACAGCGCCGGGCGGGTCGCCCCGCCGGCGGCATATGCGTTGACAAACGCGGAGCCGACAAGATCGTAATTATTCGCGTCGATAACGTCGATCTCCCACACCCCGTTTGCTTCCACCGTGCCAGTGACACCGGTAATGCGGAGTTGGATACCGTCCGTGTACCCGTGCGCCGCGTCCGTTACGCGAATGAGCCCGGCGCCGTTGTTGGCGCAATTCGTGATCGCTCCGAGGGGGCCAGCGTCCACCGTGACGCCGGTACCCGGCGCGAAGGCGCTCGGGGTCAACGTGGTCGTCGTCTTGTTGACGGGGAGGTACGGCCCATCCAAAAATGCCAGCGGCGTGTGGGTCCAATTCGCGTCGGAGAATCGGTTAAGCGACGCCTCCGGGTAGTCCGGGTGGAACACATACAGTTTATCCACCGACCGGGAAAACTTGAGTTGGAAGAGATCCGCGGAGTCGTACGGCGTCGTGAGCGTGAATACCCGAGACGCCGTGCCGCCCGAGGTGTACGCGCCCATCGCGGTCGTGTTGACATTGGACCCGCTTACATAGGTCATTTCAAACGTGTTCGCCCCGGCGTTCACGTTCGACACGCGCACCCGCAACCCGTTCAAGATCGACAGCGCGCCGGCCAAGCCGGCTAAATCCATGTCGTCCCCGTTCGCGGGGTCCAGCCCCGTGTATGTCACCACGCCGGGGTTGGCGTTCGAGACATTCGTGATCGTCAAGATCCGGTCATACGCGGGCGCGCGATTCTTTTTGAACCGGGCGTAGAAATGCCCGAATTCAATTGCGTACGACTGCCCGGTGTTGTATTTGAACGGAACGGACCGCGTGGGCCGCGTCGAATCTTTCACTTCGTCACAAATATAAAACCCCGGGCGCCGCGTCCACGGGCCTTGGATCAACGGTATCCCGTTGACGCACACCGACATCCCCGCGCGTAGCCGCTCGAAATCCACACGGCCCAACATGATTTGGGACACTTCGCCGGTATTGAAGCTGGTTTGGTTTGCGGACGCTCTCATTCTTGTGCCCAACTAGAATCCGCGAGCCCGCCGGTCTGCATCGCGGTAATCCATTCGTCCACCGGGCCTTGGTCCGGCACTTTCTCAAACGCGTTCATCCGCCGCGCATCAAGCCGGAGCTGCCGGTACCGTTTTTCGATCGCATCTTTTTTGGAGTTGGACTGGGTAATTTTCTCGCAGCACTGCCACGCCAACGACGCCGCAAACATCATCACGAACATCGGGTCAAAAATCGCCTCGTTCTCCACGCGTTGAATAAACCGCAAATAGAGGACGTTGCCCTCGTTGGTGAGAATCGCCGGCGCGCCTTCGTGGTATTCGACTTTCCAATCCAACACCCCGACGCGAGACGGTTTAATAATCCGCAAACATCCCACCGGCAGAGGAAACGCGTACCCATACTGAAACGCCGGCGCCACCGCGTGAGGCGCCAGGATCTTCCGGGAG